GCAGTTTGACATCAAAACCCAGATCCAAAATTACATCTACCGTGTCGCCGTCGACCACTCTATCGAGTTCGGCTTGGTATACAAAAGCGTCTGGATTATCACTCATAGCTAGGAGTCAGTGTCTGAAAAGCGATATTTGGGGAGGGTTATGAAGCTGCATACAGACACTGACAGTTATTTATCCCTTTTGATTAATAGTTCTGCTTGTTTAATTCTGTTCGAAGAATCTAATCTGTCTCTACCTAGATCGTCTTTCATTCTCGCTATCTCTTGAGTAACGTTTAATCTGTCTTGTGCTAGTTGCATATCTTGCATAGCTTTCTGTGCATCGAACTGTTGTTTAGCAAAGAACTCTTCACGTTTTCTATCGACGTCTTGAGCTTTGATATCTAATTCTTTATCACGCAACTCAACCAAAGGATCTGGCGGTGGTGCTGGTGGCACGAAGGCAGCGTTCACTTGTTCCATCAAAGTGGCCTGTATTTGTGCTACGTCTCTAGCCACGGCTGTTTGCATTCGTTGCAACATCATCTGAGCTTGCTCTGGTGGCATTTGTTGAATCATTTGCATGGTCTGCATGTACCCAGGATCTTGTTGATTTTGTTGTTCTACCAACTCGGCAGCACGCAACGCGACGTGTTGATAAACGTGGCCTTGCACGGCGCCTAAAATAAGCGGATTAGTCATCACGTTAGTGGTACGCGCAAACGATAAATGCACGTTGATGTGCGCATCGTGGTCTTGTCCAGGGAACGCTTGTACCTGTTGTCCAGACAGTAGCAATTGATTTTCCGTTGCAGGGTCAGTTGGCATCGGTTGCGGTGGTGGAGGTAACAAGCGTTCGATGTTCTGTACGCCCATAGCAGAATACATTCTGCGATAAGCTTCGTAAGTTCCTTGCGGCCCGTGTATCTGTGGGTTTGAATTTACGACCGTTAGTATCTCTTGCGCCAACATAACACGTTGACTCATGGAGAATATGTTCGGATCCGATACAGGCAAGACATCGACACGATCGTCGAAGTCTATTTGTTTGATCATGCGATCGCCGTTGGATGTCATGTACGGATATTCTGGCGGCAAGTATTCAGCGAATACTTTTGCCAACAACCCAAACTCAAAACGTTGCGAAGAATGCAAACGTTTGTGAATGGCTGACATGACTTTGGTACCACGCTCTAACAATGCGACCGTGGTACCAACTGGCATTGCTTGATTAGCGTCACCGATTTGCATGTCCGCCAACGCTGCAAATCTTCGACCGCTATCAACCAATGTGCCTAATAAATTCAGTAATGTGCCCGAAGGTTCTTTGAACGGTAACGGCACAAACGCATCACGCAGACTACCGCCTGGTGCATCCATGTCACGAAACTCTCCAGGCTGTAACGGTTGATCGTCGTTACGAATACGAATACCTCTTGCTTTGAAACCAGCGGGTAAGTTCGATAACGTGCCCGCATCAATCAATTGTCGCAAGATGGAGGTTGACGCTTTCGATAGCCCACCGATCATGTGCGTCAACCCGAAGCCGTAAAAGCCTAAACCTGGTAAAAACTTGTAGTGAACAAAGTAATTAATACGTTTCTTGGTGATATCGTTGGCTTTGTAGTTCCTACGAATCGATAAGATTTCGCTTGAATTAGTGGACAAAGTTATGACGTACGGCAGTTTGATGCCCGTTGGTTCGCCTTCTTCGTCTAGATCCTCGTAGCCTGGTAGATCCAGTTCAGTGTGTATTTCGTAAACGCTACAAGTATCGCTTTCGTTGTAGCTTGGTTCGATGCCTTGCAGATCGTCTATCTCTGATTGCACTTCATCGTAGTTATCGTCAATGATCGCACTCGTTGATATGTCAACGTCACGATAGAAACCCGCTTGTTGTAATTTACGCACGTCGTTCATCGGCATTTCGATGATGTGCGTTATTCTGGTAGCACTGTAAATGTCGGTGGTGGCGTAGGGCACAACTAGATCTTCGGCGGGCACGAAACGCGACACCGCTCGACGTAAGTTGTTGTCGTAATAAACTTTACGGAACGCAGATCCAGATAGCGGTAGATAGAACAACAGCTGATCGGTTTCGCTGTCGTACTCTTCCATAACGTTCATGAGTTGATAATTCATGAACTCGCGCACTCTATCGGCTTGAGCATCAGAATCTGGCGTGACCGCACCGATGACTTGTGTGCGCACAGGACCGTTTGAAGGTATCAACTCCTTGTAGGCTTGCGCCTGGAACTGAGTGACCGATTCTGCAAGTAGCGGGTGCATAACCCCCGAAGCGCCCTCAAACGGTTGCGAGCGTTCTTCGTAATTCATGCCGAGAGTTTCGAGCCCCTCTTTGTAGGTGTCCTCCCAGTTTTGACGCGATGACTTGTCGCCCTCAACGGCATCAATCAAATCGTTGTAAATGCCTGTCAGCTCGTCTTCATCGATAAGCTCTGCTAAGTTTGCGTTAAATTCTTCTTGTATGTCTGGCGTTAAGACAGAACCGAAAGATATCGTGCCGTCTTCAAGCGTTTCAAAACTAGCTAAGTCTATGTCGCTGTCTTCTGGCAGACTAACCTTGATTGACTTGTCTTGATTCTCAACGTCTAGATCTATTTGATCTTCTGCATCTATTGCTTTTTCTATATCCGCCATCAGTGTATTGTCTTTTTCTTGCCTGTTAACTCTGTGCTTACGATATCGGTAAGCTCTCCAATAACTATTAGTCCCATAGTGTCGGCTATTTCTTGCGCAGAGTCAAAGTCTGTAGCAAAAATATTTGGCCCAGCGTAAATCTTGTCGTCGGTTTCTTCGGTGTATTCAGTTAGATATATTTTCAGATAGTCGCTAATCATCGCTCGATATGGATTTAGCTCTTTCCTCTGCGGAGTTTAATAAATTTTCCGCGTGGTCGGTTAGCTTAATGCCGTGCTCGTAAGCTTCCATTTGTTCTTCAAGAGTCATTTCGCCTTTTTCTAAAAAAGCTATGATCTTTTCCATGCGATCTCGAGCTTCCTCAAAAGAAAGATCGTCGATGTTTATAGACATGTTTATCTTTTGGTTCTTCTTGAACCTGGTTTCTTGCTGGTTTGCACAGACTTTCTTCTTGCTAAAGCGCTTCTTTGTTTCATGCCTGGCAATATATCTGTGCCTGCTTTGACGTTAGGATAAACCTCCTTCTCGTTTTTAATTCTAGGCTTGTAATCGTCTCTAAGCTGTCTAATGGCTTTTTTTAATCCTTTTACTTTGCTCATTTCTTTTTCTTTTGTGCGTTTAAGTAATCTCTCAAGTTGCTATAGCCTGCTTTCTTAATTTGATCTTTAGTAACCGTGCTGTACTTTTTACCCTTGTAAGTAAACGTAGCGTTAGGGCCTTTATCTTTTCTAGCTTTTTTAAAAGCTTCACCAAAAGTTTTAGGTTTGTTTCTTAACGCCGATAAACCACCTATCAAAGTAGCTCCACCAACCAATAAACCGCTAAGTCTGCCTTTTGGCTTGATTGTCTTAGTTGTTGTTTTTTTAGCTGTTGTTTTTTTAGCGACTGTCTTTTTAGGAGTTGCTTTTTTAACCGTTCTTCTTTTTTTTGTGGTAGTGGTAGTGGTAGATCTAGCTCCTCTGGTACCTCTTTGCGGCGCTCCAGATGCAACAGGTCTTGCACCAGTTTGTGTATTCGCGTCTGATTTAAATCTTGCTGGCTTTTTTCTAGCGGTTGTTGTTTTTCTTCTCGCTGGTGTTCTCTTCCTAACTGCCATAATCGCTCCTAGTAATAAACGTGTTCTCTTGGTTCATTATCTTCCATCAACTCGTCTGAATCAAGCGTGATGAAATTACCTTGTCTGAATCTTAACAGAGCTTGCGTCATCGAGTCCACCAAATCGTCGTGTTCGCTGTACGGAAACGATGCGGCCTCTTCAATCAGCTCGTCGGCAAAACCCATCTCAGGCGCCCACACCATGCCCGACTCAAACATCGGCGCGACCGAGTGCATTCGTGTCACTTTGTCGTTACCGCGCGACGGTCGGTAGTTAATCACCGGTATGCCCATCATGCGCAACTCTTGGGTCAGCGGCGTACCGCTCGATTGTGCCTCGATCAGCACCATGTCGGGGTTCCATGTAAGGTATTCGTCGTAAGCAATTGACTTCAGCTCGGGAAAATCCCAGCGCCCCTTCTTGGAATCCAGCAGAATAATCGATTCGGGCGCGTCATCCGACGGACGGAAGATGCCCCAAGTGGTAATGGCTGAGTAATCTGCGCTTTGTTTCTTGGAAAACGCCGTATCGTACGACTGAATAATGTACTCAACGGCGGGTGGATCCTCGTGTTCCCAGATTTGCCACCACTCACGGCGGACAATCGCTCCTTCCTCACTCGTCGGGTTCTGCATGTACTGCGCGTTCCATTTTGCCACGGGAATCGAAGCTTTCACGGCTTCAAGCTCCTCTATTTTCCAATATTCGGGCCAAAGCGGCTTGCCAGAGTCCAAAATCGCGGGTAATTCTAGGACTTCCCACTGATCGGCGTTGTCTTCGCCCATGCGTTTGATCAGTTTCGAGGTCAAATCAATAGAACTCCACCGTGTCATGACAATCACAATGGTACCGCCAGGCTGTAAACGTTGTCGTGGTCCAGATGAATACCACTCCCACGCGCTTTCGAGCGCCGACGGCGAGAGTGCATCTTGCTCAGAATGCGGATCATCGATAATTAGGAGGTCAGCACCACGCCCCGTGATGGCTCCGCCGACACCCGCAGCGAAATATTCGCCCCCTTTGTTCGTTTCCCAACGTCCCGCGGACTTGGAATCCGCAGATAACCCGACATCATCGAAGATCTGCTTATATTCGTTCTGATCCATAAGGTTCCTAACCTTTCGACCGAACCGAATCGACAGCTCGGCGGTGTGTGTCGTCTGCATAATTTTCGTGTTTGGCTTGAGTCCCATGAACCAAGACGGAAAATACACCGAAGCAAACTCAGATTTCGTGTGTCTCGGTGGCATGTTCACGATCAAACGCTTGATCTTGCCTTTGGCTACGTCCTCGAGTTTTTGCGCAAACAAACGGTGGTGTTCGCCTTCGACAAACTCTGGCCATACATGTTTGATGTACTCGAGAAAGGATTCTTTGGCTTTGTCTTTGGTTTTCATAACCTCAAGACGGTCTTGAATCATTAAAATTTCTTTTATGGTTTCGTCTGGTAAATGCTCAAAGCTCATGTTTTTCCCATCGATATTTTGGTTCAGAGTACACGTTTTGCCAAGATCTCGCTCTTGACTCTCTGTGCCAACCGTTTTTTTCTGGCTTGGTCTCGCCCATGATCTTCCAATCAGCAGCTTTCAAAGACGTGCCCGGTTCGCTCTGTAACGTGTAGGTTACCATGCGTTTGCCGCCCATTTGTTGCCAGATACGCCAGCATCTGCCGTACAGAAAAGAACAAGTATTCTTTGGTGCGCTATCACGGACGCAAACTCTTAGGATCTCTGTAGTAAAGCCATCGTCTAATTTTCTAGCCACGGGCCTGCCGACAATGGCCACGCCAACGAGTTCGCCGTTGTAGCTGGCGCCTACCGAAAACTTATGACCTTGTGAATTTTTGTTGTGCCTATGGAACCTTTTTACGAAATCGTTTGCTTTGCGCAAAGTCATCGGAATAATTTTTAGTCTATA